TCAGGTCGGCTCCGTACAGGTTGGCTCCGGTCAGGTTGGCTTCGGTCAGGTCGGCTCTGTACAGGTTGGCTCCGGTCAGGTCGGCTCTGGTCAGGTCGGCTCCGTACAGGTTGGCTCCGGTCAGGTTGGCTCTCATGTCTTTCCACCCATCGCAATCCTCGAACCACCAGTGCTTATGTCTTTCCAGTATTTCGGCAAGTGTAAACTCGCCTATCTTGATGTCTTTAGGCTGTCTCATCACTCTAGCCCTCCATAAATACTTGTCATATGACCGGCGCTGTCGAACGTGTACACACCGCCGTATATATCGACAGTGCCAGTGACCATCTGGCCGTACCGCCAGTCATCGGTCTCACGCTCAGAAAAGTAGTACACATCGTCTCCGATGGTATGAAATCCGACCAACATGTCCTCTGTGCTCCACCCGCCGTTGTTCACGTAGCAGAAACGGGCATCCCCTTCCTGGACCCAGACATATATCTGTTCTGTGTCTCCATCGTGATAGTCCTCCGCGGCATAGACTGCTACGGCCGGGCCTGCTGCCAATGTGATCGCCAGAATCAATGTGATCATTCTTTTCTTCATGGTGTCCTCCTATCTGTATTTCATGTTCAGGATTTCCAGTTTCTCTTTATCGTCGAAGTGCAGATACAGGTCCAGAATATGGATCTCTCCCAGTGTCAGATCTGCCGGACATTTCATCCGCCTGTTGAATGTCGCCCTGGACATTCCTGTCTTTTCTCTGACCTGCGTTAATGACAGACCCATATCGTATGTCTTGCGCCTAATCAGTTCATTGAAGTCCAGCTTCTGACGGACGCTCATGGCTGCCTCCTTTCTTCAAATCAGGCCCCACACTCTTCCGGCCGTGATAATCACCAGCGCCATCAGGCCGGAGTCTAATATGGAGTTACCGATCGGTGCCCTGGCTACCTTCCGGAGCCAGATGAATGTAGCGAAAAATGTTCCGATGAATACTGCTGCCACCATGATTTTCTCCCTCTCAGTGAACGTAACGTTTACTCATTCTGCAAAAAAAATTGCAGTTACTGACTGCTTGTAATACGCGGAAATCTTAATTTTCATGTCGTCACTGGGCACACGTTCCCCTCTTTCCCAAAGAGAAACGGCCATAGGCGTGACTTTTAAATCTTTTGCCACGGTTTCAAGGGTTTTGTCCCCTCTGAGTTCGCGCAGTCTATTACCTATTTCCTGCCTATTCACGTATTCGCCTCCTTCCTAAATCCAGCAAGGGTAAACATATTGATTACTTTACAAGAATAAACGATGCGTTTATAATTGTCAATATAGAAATAAACAATTTGATTACTTTTTTTGAGGAGCAAATGCCATGGCAACATTCAGCGAACGTTTAAAAGAATTGAGAACTCAAAAGGGATTGTCTCAGCAGGAGCTTGCTGATCGTACAAATCAGACCAAACAGGCTATCTCTCAGTACGAACGAAGTGTGCGGAAGCCTGATATGGAAGTATTGGCTGCATTGTGCGATATCTTCAATGTCAGCATGGATTATTTGACAGGAAAGGCAGATGTGACCGTTCGTTTCTTGAATACAGACGACCTGAAAGCCTTAGATAAATCTGCCCAGATCTGTCCTGTTAAAGCTAATGACTATGCTCTCCCTCCTCAAATCCAGCGTACCGCTTATGATATCTACAAGGTCGCTCCGGTTATATATGATGTTTACGAAAGCGATGATCGAGATGATCTCATTAAACACGCTGACTACTTAAAGCGTCGGCAGGGCTATCTCCTTCTCAATGCCGCACATGCAGAAAACCCTACTCCGGATCAGATAGAGAATGCTGATAATATTATGAATGACCCTGATGAATGGACATGATTATGTATGAAGAATTGCTTACCGAAGCCGACGATCAGAACCTGATCGTGAAAGAAAAGGATATTCCAGGATATGGCGGTCGTATCTGCGGAAACAGGATTGCCATCAGAAAAGATATTGAGACAGAAACAGAAAAGGCGTGTGTCCTGGCTGAAGAGCTTGGACATCACTATACTTCTTCCGGAGATATTTTGGATCAGTCTGATGCCAGTAACAGAAAACAAGAACTACATGCTCACATCTGGGCATATAATCGGCTGATAGGCCTGCGGGGCCTGATTGCCGCACACCGGCACGGCTGCAGAAGCCGGTACGAAGCCGCTGAATTTTTGGAAGTGACAGAAGAATTCTTAGAAGAGGCGGTGAGTTATTACCGCGGGAAGTACGGCCTGATGTACCAGGTCGATAATTATACTATTTATTTCGAGCCCTACCTCGGAATATTTGAATCGATTTCACCGGCCTGATCTGTGCCGGCAGAAATAAAAAAAGACCCGCAAGGGACGGCCTTCCCTTACGGATCTTATAGGTGGTATGCTTTCACATACACGTTCCGCTTGTTTAAGTATACCACCTTTCTTTTATATACGCAATTTTGAAGAAAGGATGGTATTTTATTATGCCCAAAATCGAAAAGATGAAATCCGGCCGGTATCGTGTCCTTATCAATCTCGGATACATTGATGGCAAGCAGGTACGGAAGTCCATCACCGGAGCTACCCGGAAGGAAGTCAAATTGAAGGCGCTGGAATATCAGGCCATGCACAAGTCCCCTACTCTTGACACGATCGGCTCCGCTATCGAATCTTTTATCAAGAATAAGGAGTCTCTGTTGTCTCCGTCTACTATACGCGGGTACAGGAACATCCAGCGGCGTCTGGCCAATGACTATTCTAAGTTCTATGATACTTGTCTGGATGCTGTCGATGATACTAAGGTGGAGGCTCTGATCCGGGATCTGACCGCTGCCGGCCTGTCCTCTAAGACGGTCCGCAACTACTACGGCCTGATCAGCGCGGTGATGAAGTACAAGAAGGCATATCTGCCTCCTGTGACGCTCCCGGCGAAGTCCAGGACGGAGATCACTGTCCCGGATGATGAAGTCGTGAAAAATGTCTTCAAGGCAATAAAGGGCACGGAGCTGGAAGTGCCGGTCCTCCTGGCTGCCATCGGCGGGCTCCGCCGCGGTGAGATCTGTGCCCTTACCCTGGACGATTTTGACGGGAATACGGTCCATGTTAACAAGGACATGGTCATGGGCCCGAACCGGGAATGGATCATCAAGCAGCGCCCGAAGACATACGGCTCTGACAGGTATGTCCAGCTGCCTGAGGCTGTTGTCGCGCTGATCAGAGAGAAGGGATACATCACAAAAGTCAACCCTCACTCCCTGACGGACATTCACAGGCGCTTCCTGCAGGCCCATGGCTTCCCGGCCTACCGCTTCCATGACTACCGGCACTACATGGTCAGCTCCCTGCATGCCATCATGGTCCCGGACAGCTACATCATGCAGCGCGGCGGATGGTCCTCTGACTATGTGATGAAGAACGTTTACCGCCATACTTTGGCGGACCAGGACCGGCAGATGGTACAGCTGGCCAACGATCACTTCGGTGCCATGCTATGAAAATGTTCTTGCTGTGTTCTTTTCCGTGTTCTTGTTAGTTCTCAAAACTGCATTTTACGGCTCATATCTGAAACATTTTCACTGTATTTCAATGTTTTATTAACATGAAAAAATGGCTTAAATCCGTCATTTGTTGGATTTAAGCCATTTTCTTTAGCGTAGCGAGGGGGGGACTTGAATATTCTTATAGATACCGTTTCTTCTATATAATATGCGGTCTCTCCATCTTCGTGTTCTTAATTATGTTCTTGCTAATACCTGCAGAAGCAGGATAGAATACAGACCTACATCAAAGCCCTGATAAAGCAGGACATGGAAAATAAAGCATAAAAAATCGCCCCGGGATAGCAATTCCCGGGGCTTTGTATTGAAACACTTGACCCGCGGGCCTGTGTGCTTCTCATTTTGTGGTCCTATTGACTTGACGCTGGACCTGCTCGAAGATTTCCCCGAAGTCTTTCTTCCTCTGGGGCTCTCCGCCATGCTTTCCGGCCCAGCACTCATGTGCTCCTTTACAGATCTCGTTGATCATTGCCTGAACTTCCTTGCGATAGTCGAAACTGCCGGGCTTCTGGAAGTCTTCAATGGTTCCATAGCGTTCCAGGATGTAGTCGGCCGCCCATTTGCAAAAATAGCTGTGGTCGCGGCACATGTGATCTACAAACTTCTGTACCTGATCATAGTGTACACCGAAATGGTCCTGCCGTGTCTCTTTCTTTCCATGCTTTTCGAGCATTACCTCCACGGCCCAGTGCTGCAGCCACTTCTCTTCTGGGACGATACATACATAGATCTTCCCGCCCCAGGGGTAATGTCCCCCATGGGAAAGGACTCCGGATCTGGAGCTGGTCTCTTTATACTGATCATATCGCATGGATCCATCCGGCTGGCGGTGATAACCGCCTTCCTCATTTGTGGACCAGACATAATATTTCCCATCACTTCCACGGCCTGCACTGGTACAGCAGTTGCTCCACTGTATGTATATAACGCCTCTCTGCCGGAGCCATACTGGAAGGTCCTTGTAATAGCAATCCACCCAGATCAGGCGGCAGTGCCGGATATTTTCCACCCCATACATGGCCTTTTTAATACTGGTAATGCTACTCGGTTTAATGCCTGTCCCTTTTACAAGGACATGCCCCATCTTTTTACCTTTGTCCATACAACCGCCCAGCTGCAGGGCGATGGATCCGGAGGATGAGCATGAGATAGATCTTGTTCTTACCATCTCGTCCCAGCTGGACACCGCACTGTGCTTACATTTGATCTCGCATACCTTCTTGAATGTCTTCTCAGCTCCGTCCCCTACTGCTTTCCTGTAGTCTTTGATCATATATGCCATATCATGCCCTCCTGATATACTCTGCACTGACGTATCCATACTTGCCCTGGTACCTGATGAAGTACCAGGTATCCCCCACTGCGTCCAGGATCGCGTCGCAGACGTCTACGCTGGCACCCTTCGGGATCGGTCCGAATGTCTCACATTTCGCCGCCGTAACTCCCGGATGCTTCCTGACGTTGAGAGCACTCGATATTGTCGATACGATCCCTTCATATACTTTCTTTGTGCTTGGCGCCGCTGTACCTGAAATAGTGTTCACTGCACTGGATGAGGCTGTCAGTGCTCCGGATCCGGAGGAGCTCACCTCGGTCTCAGCCACTACAGACCAGTCCGGGATACCATATCCGTCAATGGAGCTGTCTCCCTGGCTGTATGTGCATCTCTTGACCTGATTTCCTTTATTTCCTTCGATGGTAGTGATGGAACCGGCATTGCTGACGCTCTCGACGATGCCGGTGTGGCAAATCCCGGAGCTGTTCCTGAAGAAGATCTGTGCTCCGTATTCCGGCGTCTTCGAATACCTTCCCTTCTTCTTGTACATGGCCGCAGAGTTAACCGTGTAATCGTCGAATGTTCCACAGAGCATTTTTCTGGCATTGTCAGCTCCGAAGCACTTATAGAAGATCCAATCTACGAATGCGTCGCACCATGCGGCCGGAAAGTCCATATTTGAAGGCTGTATGCTGTGCATCTCTTTCCCGTATTTGGTATAGTTCCCGCTGCCGGCGTTCGCTGTCTTACTGTCCAGGCTGCTGTTAGATTTCTTTTCCCTGTATCCAACTTCGGCGGCCGCCAGAGTGAGGACCTTTGCTTTCGCCTTTTCTACTGTCATCTTCTTTTCATCCTCCTGCTTTACCAGATCTACATAGCAGTAAGATCTGTCGCACTGCTGGGTCTTCCCATCTGCTTTATAAACACCTGGCACCTTGGCCTTGCTGGTGTACTGCCATGCCATATATGTCCCGTCATATGTGCAGCGTGTAGCGTACTGTGCCACCCAGCGCTGTGTGCCGGCCAGCAGCTCCCGGTCGATCAGTTTATCGTAGAACCATGAAGTAGACGCATACACACCGAATGGAATCCCTGCAGCCTTCAGTACCTTCATAGTCTCGTTCAAGAACCTCGTCCTGTCGGCCCTGCTCAGCTGATCAGCGCGGCCAGCCCCGTCATCCACCAGCTCAGAGTCCAGGAAGACCGGCAGGCACAACTTCAGATCCATCTCCTTAATTAGCTTGACCAGCCACTCCCCTTCCTCTCTGGCTTCTGCCGTGGTGATGGCCGTCGGGAAGAAGTAGATCCCGTATGGGATTCCATATTGCCGACATCCTGCCAGATGCTCCTTGAATTTCGCGTCGAACGTAATCTTTCCATATACTGATCTGCCTTTGATGGATCCGCGGTATCCTGCCCGTATCACGACGGCCTCCCCGGATGCTTTCAGCTTTTCCCAGTCTTTGATCTTGTTATGCTCGGAGACGTCGATGAAATCGCATTTCGTGACCATAGTTACCTCCAATGAAAAGAGGACCCGCCGTCAAGCAGGTCCCCCATATCATATTTATGAATTAATCTGTATATTCATTTCTCCAACCGCTGCCTCTACCAGTGTGCTGAGCTCTGCGTCTGTAATAGTTATATGCGCAGCGTCTGCAGCCTTACGGAGGAATGCCATGGCATACTTCTTTTTCTCTTGCCCGGTCTGGGCTCCATAGATCTGTTCAGCGGCCATCACGGCTTCATGGGCCCAGCGCATGACCGCATAGAGCTTTTCGGTGTCTGTTTGCGACTTGATCCATGGGATCAGGTATGTGGTGATCAGCGCGGTGGCCACCATGATGATCAGTTTTAAGAGCTGCATCAGAATGTCTCTATCCATCTTTATCTCCTTTACTTGTTGATAAGATACTCTTCCAGGGCTCCCCTGGCCTTCTCTAACGATTTGGTGTCGTTGCCGTCCAGCTGATGCTTGACTGTGGCCAGCGTGGCCGCCAATAAGATTTTCATCTCTTTCTGCAATTCCTGAATCGCTTCAAAGTCGCTGTTAGACTTTTCCTCCAGGCGCTTTATCCGGGCCTCATGGTCTTTAAGCATTTCATCCTGTTTCCGCTCCGGTGCCCGGATGAAACCCAGCGCCTTGAGAACCCATGTCAAAGCCGTCCCTACTACGGCGATACCCCCGCAGATACTCATGAAGAAAACGCCCAGCTGGGCCAGTGTTATCGTGTTAGGGTCCATGCTCCACCCCCTGCTTATACATCCGCACTCATGTGTGTTTTAAATGGTGCTTTAAGTGGCTTACTTGTCTGCATCAAAGGGCATAGCTCGCAATTCCAAGCTGTATTAACCGCATTGGTTGCCATGCCTTGTCATTTGTTATGGTCAGTGTCCGGTTGCTTTCATCTCTTGTAACGGTCGGCAACCCACCATAGATTTGTCGCACCTCATGTGATGTGGCATTGCTATTGCACGATATTAGAGCAACCTTATCATAAGACAGGTATATCCAAGAATCGTTCTCACGGACATTGATAGTGATGGTTGCCTTTGTTCCATCAGACGGGCTTTTTACATAGTATGATTTTGCATACATACTTAGTTGTGCTTCGGTTACGAATGTGCTGTCGTTCGTAAGTTCGCTTGTTTTGGTTGGAACTGTAACGGTCACAGTGCCAGTCTGACCATTTACAGAAGAGACAGGGACATGCTTCTCAATCGCTTGTTTCAGCCTTGCCGCCGTTATCGTCCTTGCTGTTGTTGCAGTCCCGGCAAGCGCTTCGGCTTCCGACATGGCAGAATAGGTCGTGTTATAGTTAAAAAGCGCCACCCAGTACGTTCCGTCATAGTAGAAGTAGTAAGTCGTGTTCGCCTTAATATATCCTGCGGATGTAAGGTTGCCGATCGTGCCGTTGTTAATGTACTTGATGTTCTTTGCACCTGTGCCATTGACGTTCAGCGCAAGACTGCCTACTGCTCCGCTGTTGGTGGTGGTAAATTTAACAGCTATAACAGTTCCCGCCACAAGGTCGGCAGACGTAAAGTCTTCGCACACAACTACCTTTTCCGCTGTTCCTGCGGCTGTCGAAGAAGTGCCATAAAATACGCCCCCTGCGTTCCCTCGCAAGAATTTGCTTTTTATTCTCTGCCAAAAGTAGAGCAAGCCGTTATTGTCTAAGAAGTTGCTCATGCGGCGCCTCCTTATGAAGCTACAATGGTGTCGATGTCGCTGTTAGAAATGGGTGTAATTGTGAATATCTCGCCCAGAGCATCCCACGCTGTTCCGTTCCACGCATAGTTCATGCCAGTAGCTTCGACGTTATAAACATCGCCAGTAGTGTTTCCAGAGACAGGAAGGGCGGATACTGTAGCCACAGAGCCTTTGTACTTGTACATAGCAGTAATATCAGACTTTGTAGCGTATGTTGCCTGAAGTGTATCATTCGTCGGCAGTGCCGCCAGCTTGCTCTTTTCAGCAGTAGAATAATCTTCTGTGGAAAGCCCCTTACCATCTTGTTTGTCAACTTTTGTGTTTAAAACCGCCATCGCCGCTTCTCCAGTAGGTACGGATACATCATCACCGATTTCGCCGTGAAACACAACGGCTCCGTCTTCCACAGTAACACCAATCAGTATTGTGGCTCCCGTCGAAGCATCTATATTAGTAAATCCAACAGACGCTACTTCCTCTTGAATACCCGCCAGCTTGCTCTTTTCGGCAGTAGTATAATCCTCGGTAGAAAGTCCCTTGCCCGTGACCTTGTCTACTTTGGTATCAAGGTCAGACTTTGATGCAAAAAGATTTTTAATCTTCTGCCAAAGGTACAACAGTCCATCATTATCTAAATATTTCGCCATATTTCTTCTCCTTACTGAAGTAGTGCTTCGATTTCCGAATTAGTCAGCTTTGACATGTTCAACTGTGGAAACGTCTTGTCTCCTATCAGCGTTACGCCCTCAATAGACGGAAGATTCCGCAGGCGCTCGTAATCCGTTGTACCGCCAATAGGCACTGTTTGTCCTAATTTAGCGGACACGCCCATTGTTCCAGTCACGGATGCGTTTGCACGGATAGTATTCTGTTGTAACTGTGCATTGACTCGAATATCCTTTGCCATCACAGCACCTCGTTATACATGGTATTCTCAACTCTTAAGCTATCAGGAACGCCCAGAATCTTGTATCTCTCTCCATTGGCAGTAACGTGCATATCTACTGTAATGATCTCCCCCGCTTTCATAGCAAGTGTTTCTTGCTGTGTCCAGTGATAAGCTAAGGTTGATTCTCCTATTTCCATGTCGTCCAGAGTATAGGTGTCTGTTTTTGTCCTTTGTTTTACGGTTAGGGCGACCTTTTCAATGTCGGAAACCGCAAACTCCGTAATCCCTGAGAAGTCAACGACAAGCGACGGAGTCGTCCCTCTAATGATGCTGTCCATTCTATCCTCCTTCGTCAACTAATACTCAAAAGATAATCTGCTATCATTGGCGCAAGATATGTCTCGCTGTATTCGGCTGTCGGATGCACACCGTCGGGAGTGGAATATCCGCTTGGTGTCAGTGTCCACATTGCTCGGAACTCATCAATAAAGGGGCAGAAACCGCTTTCCACAGTGAGGTCAAGAACAGGCAGGCAATAGGATTTTGCCACCTCTCTGATATAATCAGCATATTCCGTCTGATAGTGTCCTGCTGTGTTTTTGTAAACGTTGTAGGTTCTGAGCGGTGTGATAACGACAATCCTTGCCTGCACAAAATTTTTCACAAGGTACTCGAAATAGCTGTCTACTGCAGATTTGAACGTATCAAAATCAATTCCCTGTATATAGTCATTGATGCCACCAAAAGTAATGACAAGATCATAACTGGATTTTCCAGATATAGCCTGCAGACGGTTTTTAAATGTATCAGATACGACAGAACCGCCCTCGGAATAGGTTGCCACAAACCCTGTTGCATGATAACTGCTGTTGGTCACTTTGTCGCTGTCAAAGAAACCATTTTCAATCAGGTTTGTCACCCATTTCTTGTAATTGCCATAAGCGTCTGTACTGATAGAATCCCCAATAATCAGTACCTTTTTGTCTGTGAGCGTCGCACCTGTGTTATAGCTGACATCGTTTCCGTCATATAAAATCATGCAATCACCCCCTTATACAATTGGCACAAGCGACACATAAGGTGTGTAGTGACAATCAACATCAATCGATGCTCGGAAATAATATCCGTTTGCGCCTGTTGTGATAGTACCTTTTCTGCTGCGTCTGCCATTTCGGTCGTTTTCGTAAGTCACTGTCACATCAGACGGCGGACTTGTGACAAATGTTTTACTGCTGTTGTAGAAAGCGTAGAAGTTCTCCATGTAAGTGCCTTCTGCATAGTATGTCGTGTTTGGCTTGAGCCACATATAATCTGTAGCGTCAAATGCCCCAGAAGTATTGACAGAACCGTTGTCTCGGCTTATATATGCGCCTCTCGTGATATTGCTTTCGACAATCAAGTTTTCAACAGTGACAGTTACCGTACAGGTTGCCGCAAACCCGCCGTCCATTGTCGTTGCTGTGATCGTAGCTGTTCCTGCACTTACTGCGGTCACAACGCCCTTTGCGGAGACGGTTGCCACGTTTTCGTTGGACGATGTCCACACAACCGCCTTATTTGTAGCATTGGACGGTGTTACTGTGGCTTTTATGGTCAGGGTGCTTTCGCCAAATGCGATACTTCCAGTTGTAGGAGATACAGATACTCCAGTGACGGAAACAGGGTCACCGGTCTCAAGGGCAACCTCCAACGCACTTATATCTGCGGATTGTTCGGACGAATACAGTGCTTTTCTGAGCAAAGAAATGAGTAACGCTTTTGCCGTGCTTGACATGCCAGAGCCACCGCTTTCCAATGCAGTAAGCCTGTCATCCAGACCAGCAAATGCCTGTCCGACCGCAAAATCGTCCGCAGGAACGCCGGGCTTATCAAATGTCGTGCTTGTCACTGCTCCGCCATAAACACCGCCAATCTGCCATGCAGAACCGTCCCAATAGTACCAGTTACCATCTGTGGTATTGATATAGACCGTGGAAACCTCATGGTCCATATCATCCGTGCTGTTCGCTGTGGGCGGTGTCCCGCTTGCAATTCCGCTGATTTCCCTCTGGAGGATAGCTATTGCGGTCTGCAGCTGTCCGATCTTCTGCGCGTTCGTCGCCTGCTCCTCTGGCGTCTCCCCTCCTCCGCTCTCCGGCTCCAGATGCGCTTTTACCTTAATGTTCCCGTCATTGCTGTGCCAGGCTTTTACCAGGTTGTCCCCGCTCACGATCTCCGCGCACACCGCGAAGGTGATCTTCTTAACATCGTTAATCTTAAAGGATGAGAGGGGCATGGCCGTCACGCCCACAGGAATCGACCATACAAAGTTGATGTTCCCTGTCTCTTCGTCCACGGTGACGGTACTGGGATCTATCTCATAGTCATGCTGCTCTCCCAGCGGGCCGACGGCTGCAATCTTGATTGTGGACGTATCCAGCTCAAAGCCATCAATCGGCTCAACATCGAAAAGGACATCGTCGACAAGGTGGTCGAATGCTGCTATCGTGACATCTTCAAGGGAGAGCTCTCTCGTCCTGATGTCTACCGTACAAATAATCTGCATTTCTCCCTCCTCTCTTAGGTGAGCCTGAACCGGATCTGGAGATCTATCTCTACCCCGGCGTTGTTTATTGCCTTGTCATTGATTGCTTTGTTGTTCGGCCGCTGCCATTCGCAGCGCCATCCAAATATGGTCCTGTACACCGTGATCTCGCCCGGTGCTACTGCTGCCCGTGCGCCTGCGGATCCGTAAAGGTACACACCATTCTGGCGGAGCGTCATGTAACATGCATACACAGCCACCGCACTCACGCTGGGGGCCAGCTGCTTGGACGGTGTCGGCAGCGTAAATACCAGCCGGCTCTTGCTGTTCGTGATGTATCCATGTGCCGAAGGTGTTGTATCTGCCGTGATCCCGACCTGCAGGTATCTGTCTTCGTACTTACTGTCGAGCGTCTTGATCTCTGACAGGCGGCCGGCGGCGCTCTTCAGGGCGGATACTGCTGTGATGTCCATGGATACCTGTGTCACCCTGTACAGGGAGACCAGGACTTCCGAAGCTCCGGAGCGCAGCGTGTTCTCTGTGGGGATAGAGGAGCTGGATGTGTAGGACTGTATGAACTGTTCGCACTTTTCAATGCTGTCTACGTCTACATAGAGCCTGTATCCGATGACATAATATGTCGTCCTGCCCTGGACGCCGTTCGGGATGGTGAAGTCGTCATATGTGCCCGGCCGGATCCGGATCCGGCGTCCTTCTTTGGTGACGAATTCACCGTCCGCGATCCGGACCACGTTGCTGCTCTGGATGGATGCAGCCATCTTCTGCCCCACCTGCAGGATCCCGCCGGCAGGCCCGATTAAACTGGCGAAAAGATCCGCGTCATCCTGCGCGCTCACCGGTTCGGATATATTTGCGTTTATTAATACTGCCATTAGTTTTCTCCTGTGACTTTGCATTCTATCGACATGACGCCGTCAGCTGATACCTTGACGATCTTCAGACCGATCGGGGCTGATACCTGGCTCCGTCCCTTCTTGCCGGTGACGATATCACCGATATCTGCATCCCTGTCTGTCTCCATGATCTGCAGCTTCTTTGATGATGCGATCTCTAACAGCCGCTTCTTCCCGTTCTTCTTCAGGTCATCAAGTGACTGCGCGCCGTTGTAATCGTACTTGGCTGTCCGTTCCGCGAAGCCTGTATAATACTGGGTCTCAGATACCTTTCCCGTGGCATTGATGTACAGATCTACCTTTTCCCGGTTCTGCAGCTCGCCGCGTCCCAGACATAACAGGTGGTTGATTCCCATATTGTCCTCTGTAAACTTCAGGGATACTGGGGAATCCTCGTTGTATGTGCCCGGTATAACTTCCGCCGGCACGGCCTGCACCGTGACCTTGATCGGTCCGCCCGGTGTGCCTTTGTCCGCGGTGATCTGCAGCTTTGCTCCGTTGTCCAGGAGCATGTCCGTCAGACCTTCGTGGATGGTGCAATACAGGTTGAACTGGTAATTAGAGATCGTTATGCCGGAGCTTGTTGCAGGGACCGTAAAAAAGCCCCCCAGATGGACAGAAAGGATATTCCTGATGATCGTGTTCGCGTCACCGGATACAATCCTGTAATCTGACCCCGCGGGAGGTTTTATAATGCCCTGGGTGAGCAGGCCGCGCCATGTGTGGCCCTTCTGAGTATCCATCCCGTACCGGGATCCTGTGGTCTCATATTCTACGATGCCACCGTATTCCGTTCCGGGTATATAAAAGCCTGCTGCCCCTTCGGGCAGATGGCTGGATAATTCAAAATCATTCTTCGCGGAGTCTGTCGTGCCCACCTCAATGTCGACCGGGCACATATAAGGACCTATCTCTTTGAGGTCGCTGTCAAATATGATCATGCTGGTGCCCATCTTGGTGTGTTCCTCCGCTTAAAAAGTGTCAGGTCGATGCCGTACAGCCTGCTGTAGTTGATGACCAGGCGGCCCGGCTCGATTTTCTGCAGCAACAGGCTGTTCGCGTTCCGGAAGTTGAAGACATTGACCTCTGTTCCGTCCGATCTGACGATGTAGGCATGTCTCTCCGGCAGCGCCGCCTCTCTGGAATCGACGACCATGTACTCCCCGGTCTCAATCGCGTAGTTTACGGCATATTGATGTCCGTTTATGCTCACGTTCAGCTCTGCCGCGGGACCATAGGCCACCAGCCGGAAGTCGAACGGGGCATAATGCTCTATGTCCTTCTTCACGCTTGTTTCCGTGTCCACGTACTTATACGGATAGCAGTACAGCTCGTCCGTATACTGCTTTCCGTCTGTCATTGTGGACGGGTCCAGGATACCGATGCTGATCGTTTCCTCCTCGATCCAGACAGGATCCTCGGCAACGATCTTTACCGTCCAGTCTGTTGCGTCGTACAGCTCCTCATATTCCGCGTAATCATGGGCTACGATGTAGCAATGCATATAGCTGCCATAGCGCCACAGGCGTCCGGGCTGTTTGTTCCGGATGTCGTACTCTACGATGTTCATCATTTTCTCGATGATCGCGTCCAGACCTGCCTGGTCGTCCGCCATGACGGCCAGCTTCAGGCTCTTCTCCTGGGTGCCCCGGTAGAACTGGCTGATCCGGCCGGTCCCATACTGGGCGCTCTGTGTGGCGTAGTCCCATTTCGCGGAGAGGATGGTCTCCAGCTCCTGGGCCCATATAGGATTCTGCCGGAGATCTATTACATCTCCGGCACTGTTCTCATATAAAAGTTCATTTTTCTCGTACATTATGCCGGCTCCACTCTTCCGACTTCTCGGTCAGATATGATCAGTCTGAGGTTAAGTTCCGCGCATGCCCGGGCCATGGTCCTGCCCAGACGGTCATAGTCGATATAGCTCCTGTCTCCGACCGCGTTGCTGATCATATCGCTGACTGTGTCGACGCCGCCGATCATCTCCCTGCCGGCCTCGCCGCCTGCCAGGAAGTTGTCTCCCATGCGGCCGAAGATAGTCGCCCGCTTCAGGATCATCGGGTTATCCATCGCCTTCGCATACCAGCTGACTCCGAAGTGCGGTATGGAAGGCGGGTTCAGTGAGAATTTTCCGCTGACTGAAAAGTGCGGCAGTTTGATGTGGGGCAGTGACAGGTGCAGACCTGAGAAGAATCCCTTGATCCGGTCTACGGCTCTCTTCACGCCGTCGCGGGCCTTCTCTACAGGCGACAGGATCTTTTCCTTTATCGAGTTGAATTTCGACGTTATGCTGCTCTTTAAGGATTCGACCTTCTCCAGTGCGCTGGATTTCAAGCTGTTGAATTTCTCGACGACCGACTGCTTCATGCCCTCGATTTTTTCGACCGCACTCTGCTTCAGGCCGTTTACCTTCTCGATCGCGCTCTGTTTCAACGCGTTGACCTTCTCGATCGCTCCCTGTTTCAATGCGTTGAACGCGTTGACGGCGTTGGTTTTCAGTTCTGTGACCTTCGCTACAACATTGTTCTTCAGCTCGATGGCTTTGGCTTTGATCATGTCCCAGTTCTGTACGAGCCAGACACCTGCTGCCACCACCGCGCCGATCGCTAACGGGATCAGGGCTAACGGGCCTGCAACCAGTCCTGTCATGGCTGTGATCAGGCCGACGATTTTCAATCCCGCTATGGCTGTTCCTATGCCGGCTATCAAAGACACTATCGTCTGGCCATTGGTCACGATCCAGCCGCCTACGGTCATTGCAGCATTAGCAAAAGAGGCAAGGCCGGACGCGACTCCTACGATGTCGATAGAGCCGATGGCCGTCGCGACTCCTTCTATGCCGCTTTTTGCCGATTCGAACAGCCCTGACCAGTCTGTGGTCTGTATCAGGTCTGATGCCTTCTGGGCTATGTTCCCGATCTGTCCCGATACGTATGACCAGTCAATATTTTTGACCAGGTCCTGGAATACTCCGCCGACCTGTGTCACGGCCGGGGCCAGACCTACGGCCAGCTGGTTCTTGATTCCTTCGACGGTCTTCTCGTATGTTCTGAAGGCGTCGTCTGCTTCTCCCAGTTTTGCCAGCTGTTCAGAGTCGAGCACATAGCCGGATTCCCTTGCCTGCTCCGCAAATGCTTCCAGAGTATCACTCCCGGCCTCGATCAGAGGGTTAAGCTCCTGCGCGGATTTTCCCATCAGGGCCATGGCAAGCGCGTCCCGCTCTGTCGGGTTCTCCATGGCTCCCAGGGCGTCAATTACATCGTTGAAAACTTCCTCGTTGTCCCGGAGCTGTCCGTTCGAATCGGTAACAGATACGCCTAATGCCGCGAAGGCATCCGCGGCGCTCCCGGTCCCGTCCTTTGCGCTGGCCATGCTCTTGGTCAGTTTCGTCATGGAGCCTGTGATCGTCGACAGGTCGACGTCTATCAGGTCCTCCATGTACTTGAATTCCTGCAGCTTGTCGGTCGCTATGCCGGTCTGTGTAGCCAATGTGAGAATCTCATCCGCGTAGGCGGCTCCGTCCACAACGGTGTCGGCCAGTGCTTTTCCCACGGCCTTGACGCCGTCCACCAGGGCGGAGAATCCCGCCTTGATGGCGCTGGATGCGAGGTTGGCCAGAAGTACCTGCCCGAAGACTTCCGTCTTTTTCGATGCTCCATCGACGGAATCCTCATATTCGCCCGCCTTCCCGGCTCCTTCCTGCATCTCTTCCCCTGATTCATCCAACTCTTTGTTGGTGTCGTTCAGGGCTGCCTGCAGGTCGTTCTCCTGGGCTTTGACGTTGTTCAGCTGTGTCTGCAGCTTGGTGGCTTCCGTCGAGTTCTCGCCGTAGATCTCTACAGCCTTCTCGTATTTCTGTGTCAGGGCTTCCTGGATGTTCCCGTTCTCTTCCAGCTGCCGGGTCAGGATCTGCGCCTTCTGTTCGAGATATGTAGCCTTGTCTCCTGTCGCTTTGAACTGCGACTCGTTCAGCTTCATCTCGCTCCGGAGCTCTGTGGCTTTTGACTTGGCTTCGCTGATCGCTTTATTCAGTCCAGATGTTTCGGCTGTAAATTTTATCTTCGCTTCATTTTTCGCAGCCATGCGTCAATGCCTCCTTTCCTTCTCCAGCTGCTGGCGGACGTAGCTCCTCCAGTTGTCATATGCCGATTTATCCTCGACGACTCCCCTGATAAAAGAAATGTCTGCATTCCAGAAGAGCTCTTCGGAGATCTTCAAAATGCAGACATAATAGACATAATAATCTTCAATTTCTTCTAACTGGAACTTGGGTACTCGCACTCGCTTTTCCAGCTTTCCCGTCTTCTTCTGGAAAGCCGTCGAGAATCCTACTTTTTTACCGGGTACACCAGCCTGCGGATCGCTGTCTGGACGTCCTTCCTGTTCGGAGGAACCTGCTCCATGAAGTCCTCGAATGACATAGGCGTCTGGTCCGTTCCGATCAGGCCGCAGAGGTATCCGGTATACAGCAGAAACAGGTTGTCGAATTCATCCTTGGACCCTTCCATCATGATCTTGTTGTACCGGTCATAAACCTCTTTGTTCTCTGCCCTGACCTTGTAGAGGCGGGCATATGTCAGCGTCATCTTGATGACGGAGTCGTCCATGAGGGTAAACTCTACTACTGTGTTTACCATTTATCCCTCCTTATGCCGACGCCTGGGCCAGTTCGCTGGAGAAGTCTGTCATCCAGTTCTCCGCAGTAAGCTTGCTGCCTGTAAGCTCTTCCGCGATCGCTTCATACATGCAGAGGTTATACTCGTCAGCTGCCAGAGCGATCTCCATCTCCACTTCGGCCACTTCTTCAGCGCCGTTCTCGATGGTCACGGTGGGCTTCTTGGTCAGTGTGCACTTAGGATATGCTTTGTACTTGACGATGCCGTCCTCGTCTTTTACCCTGGCCACAGCGATGAATTCCGGATGGATCGATACCGCGCCGTATCCTACGACGCCATCCGTCAGTCCTTCGGAATACATGCCGGAGATCTTGTCCGCGAGGTGCTTCTTAACGTGCATGGAGATGTTCAGGGTTCCGGATCCGGAGCCTCTGGTCCTGCTCTTCTTGACGATGCCGCGGCATTTCTTTGTCACGGTGATGGCTTCAAGGTCCTCTTCGAGGGATCCTACACAGTCATCCCGTTCGAAGGCATTGTCGCCTGCTACTTTGATTGCGAACTGGTCGAGCTCGAAATCAGAAAAAACTTTGGTATAGCTCATTTATCCCTCCTTAGATATCCATGAGTCTTTCTATACATCTGCCGATGATGTCGGGGGCGGCGTCTTCCCCGCCTCCCAGCATGAACTGCTGGTTCCCCGCGTGATGGATCGTATTCGAACCGTCATCAGGGAAATAGAGATAGTGATATTTGTTCTTTGTCTTTACGGTCACAAACAGGTTCCCGGCCTCCTGTGTGAATGGCTGCGCTGACGCGGCCGGGGCCGCCTTGCCTCTCCAGGTCCTTCCGGATCTGGGCACCCTGGGCAGGATCCTGTCCATGATCAGCTGACCGCCTTCACCGTGCAGGACCTCGTTTATGGCTGCTTCCGCGTTCCCGGCATATTGCTGGGCGGCCTGTTCAAGCCTGTCCAGGTCGGCCGCGTCAAGGTCGAATTTTGCCATCAGAGTGTCCCCTTCCTGGCCTTAACAAAATGGATCGTGCAGATCTCGACGGCCACTTCCGTGTTCGGTTTGCGGACGTAGTTGTATTCAATGTCATTATCCGCGAGACGCATCATGGTGGCCTCGCGGATCGCTTTGATGATGTCCATCTCCATCCCGTCCGGGACGAAGTCTTCGCAGACGATGTTGACATCGTAATATTCGTTATAGCTGGCGTTCTCCCTGCGGCCGGTCCGGAGCCGGTTGAAGACGAAATAATTCCAGTCCTTGAGCTTCTCGGTGCAGACGCCGTAGTAGATTTTCCGCATCCGCAGGCCGTCGTAGTTCAGGAAGTCCTGCAGGACCTCATAGATCTTATCCCTCAAGCTCTCGCACCTCCTCCAGATACCAGTAGGCCAGCTCCGCGGCCCTGTCCGTGTCGATGGTGATGACATCGTACAGGATCCCATTTATCACGACACAGTATTCTTCTCTGCACAGGTCCGCCTTCAGCCTGGTCCTGATCTTGTAGGAGAGGGAACGGTCATCGCTCTCCGCGAAGTCTATGTCCTGCTGCCGGCGCGACATTTCATCGAATGCCAGCTTACCGACCGTTTGCAGGTCGTCCATTGTCCTGGCATTCTTCGCCGCGGCGAATGTGGATGTAGGCCGGTCATATCTGCAGATGACCGCATAGCCATCTTTGAACATGGCCGGCCTTGCTTTTGTCTTAATCACCATTGAGCTCGGCCTCCTCTTCCAGATCCGCGGCTACGATATACTTCTCGCGGATCTGATTGATCTCCTGTCTGTATGCGTCATCAAACTCGTTCCCGACGCCGTTGTAGAGATACAGGCAGTAGTTGAGGAACAGCCGGCGCTCCTGGCCGGCTTCGTCATAGTTGACAGAACTCACGCCCAGCTTATGGTTCATCGCCGGAATAGCATCCTCTACAAGGCTCTGCACCTTCGCATCCGTGTCAGAATCTGCCCATGTTATGTTGAGATAGTTCTTTACCTGCGTGAGCAGGCTGTTCGTGGGTTCTGTCATTGATCAATCCTTTCTCAGCCTTCCGTATCTGCTGCTTCGCTGACGGCTTTGACCTGGATGTATGCCTCTTCCAGGCCAGAGATGTCGAGCAGGATCGCGCTGGTGTTGTCGTAGCAACGGCCATTTGCGAATCCCTTGATGATGTAGGTCCGGAGGTCTTCCAGGAACTTGTAGCTGTCATCATACTGGACGTTCCCGGTCTTGCTTGTGCCGAATGCCATGGTGTATTCCTTGGGCAGGCAGAGGATCGCCTCGCCTTCTGCCAGCTCCGCAGACTGTACGACGTCAGTAGGGAACGGGAATACCATGCCGTTGTAGGTGCCGTTCATGTTCAGGACGGTGCTTGCCGGCATAATCTTGTTGAAGTAATCGACAGGGTTGCAGACCAGGGTGACCTCTTTGATCAGCCTGTAGGTGTTGGTCTCAGTCTTGGCCAGCCGCGCGATCAGGCCGCCGTAGGCTTTGGGCATGAAATTGGTCACTTCTACAGCTGTTTTTTTTGCGTATCCTGTCTCTGTGTTGAAGGTCACTCCCTTGGCGATGTTTCTGTCCATGCCGGTGGGCATATTAAGGCCGGTGCCGGTGACTGCTGCCGCTTCCAGCGCTGTGCCGTATGCGTCGAGCAGGATGGTGCGGACGTACTGGTCCAGGAAGGACGCGCCCATCTCCAGCAGATCCTTGGGGATATACGCGAACGCGGACAGCTTGCACTGTGTGAGCAGGATGAACTTGAAGCCGGATGTGATCTCTTTGGTGATCTCGTCCGTGATCTCGCCCCAGGCCGCTGTCTGCTTGCTGTGGTCGTTGACCATCCATCTGGTCATGTATCCAACATTCACGAAATTGATCTTGTCGAGCAGAGGATGCTCATTGGTCAGGTTCGTGAAGACGTCGTTGATGATGGTCAGAGGCATACCATCGTTAAGGATGTCGGCGAATGCCTGCTGGGGCTGGGACGCTTTCGCGTTCTCGATCCATGCTTCATAGAATTTCTTCTCGTCTGTTGTGAGCAGCCTATAGCCTCTGGACTGCAGGGCCCTCTGGTCTACGGAAGCCGCTTCATAATCCAGGCGGAGCTGGTCCATGACCGCATTCGTGAAGCCCTCGAAGGCTTCCTTCTGCTGCTTCTCGTTGCCGGTTGTCATTGCCTTCTGCAGGACCTGGGCGGCCGCGGTGATGGCAGGGTTATTCATATTTCTCATTCGATTCCTCCTTTACATGAATGCCTTTAAAAATCTCGCCGTATTCTCGGCTCTCTGCTGACGATCCTGTTCGTCGTCCTTGTCATCCTGATCTGTCTGGTCATCAGGATCCTCGGCACCATCATCCGGATCATCAGTGTCATCGGGTTCCTCGGTGTCTTCCGGTACTTCGTCCGGCTCATCATCCGGATCTTCTTCCGGATCTTCTTCCAGCTCTTCCGGATCCACCTTCTGCAGCTTCCGGATCTCGTCTGCGAAGCCCAGGTCGACACATTCTTTCGGGGTCAGGATCTCCTCCGACTCCATGAGCTTTATCAGCTCTTCCTCTGTGCCCTTGTATCTGGTCATGAAGATGCCCCTGTTCGCTGCCATCATCTTGTCCAGCGTGTCAGCCTCTTTGCGGAGGTCCGCGGCATTACCCTGGACGATTGCCCACATGTTATGTACCAGGGCCGTAGTGCCCAGTCCCATGATGATCTTGTCGCAGGCCAGAGCCGGCAGGAATGCCGCGCTGTAGGCTACGCCGTCGATGTAGGCGATCTTCTTCGCTTTCTTGTTGACCAGGGAATTGTAGATAGCTACGCCCTCCTTCGCTTCCCCGCCGTTCGAATTGATGTGCAGCTCGATCGTGGTCCCGTCCGGAATCTCTTCCAGCTTCGCCGCGATCTTCTTGGCGCTGGTCTCTGCGTCCATGGTGCTGAACCAGCCAAAGCTCTTGCTCTTGATCTCGTCATACAGGAAGATCTTATAAATCCCGCTGCCGGGGCCTGCCTGCATGACCTTGCAGAGCATCCTTGTCGGTACTACTCTCAATAGCTAACCTCCTCTCTGATCGTGTCGTAGTTCTTTGTCAATGTGTACTCATCCGCCCAGCTTGCCGGGATCAGATCCATGCCGAACTTCCTCCGAAGTTCATTTGTCGACATCATGCTGGCCGCCTTCAGCTTGTCGATGGCGTCGGCCTGCTGCAGGATGTCGAAATGGTTGATGGTCGATGTGTCGACCACGAAATAATTCCCGGCCTCGTATTCTTCCTGTGTGAAGAACTGCCCGGTGAGCGTCTTGCCGATCATGTCCGCGATCGGGTCAATCACGAATGTCAGGAACTCCTGGACGACCGCATCGATCGAAGTGATATTGCCGGTCATCAGAGACTCCGGGATCTTATAGGCCTTGCTGACCATCTTGAAGATATTGTCAATGAGGTCTGTTACATCTCCCGCGTCCTTCTGATCTGTCTCCTGCTTCATCTGCTCCAGATGATAGCCCTTGTACTCTACGAAGATCTTCGCGTTTCCTTTGACATAGGCCTGCAGGGCCTTCCGGAGGAACTTGTTGTAATTCTCCACGAAGGTCTTGTCGCCGGCGGGAGAGCCGGTCTGGAAGACATACCGCGTACCGTTCGACTCTTTGAAAGCGTCCGCCGCGGTGGCGATCAGCTTGCCGTATTCCTCGTAGAGCCCGGTGATCAGCGTGTAGGCATTGCGGTGCTCGCTCCGGAATATGATCGAGTTGTAATCGTGGAAGGTCTTGTACAGCTGCAGGTCGTCGATCACGACACCGTCATAGACATTCCCCTTGAATGGTCGTCTCTCAGCAAGGTTATAGCTGTCGGCCACATAGAGCTGGCCGGCCTGAACAAAACAGAAGGCGCCGTATCCTGCCGGAGCCCTGAACATCCTGTCTATCACCTTGTTCCAGAAGAACGGAGCTGAGTCGTTCCTGTTGGGCTTTATGTTCAGGCTGTAATAGTCCTGGTTCTGGACGAACCGGCCATCTACATAGGGCCTGAACTCGCACTGGCTGATGGCGTTCGCGATCAGCGAATGCGCGCAGTAAATAGCCAGTTCTTTGTAATATAGGTTCTCCGGGATCTCTATGACGATGGGTTCATCCCTTGCGTTACCTTGTATCGTCACTCCGAATAAGCTCCGGAGCCTGTCCATAACATTGATACGATCACCTCCTTCATCAAATTACAAATACCATTTCTTCCGTAAACGGCTCAGAAACGACCGTTTCTACCTCGTGAACCATTGATGCCACCAGTGCCATAAAAGGGTCTGTCTTACGGCGTCGTGCGTCAATTTTGGCATATACGAAGGACCCTTTATCCGCGCCTTTTGACCGGCCGTAATGGATCCGCTTCGTGTTGTTTGTAGCCCACCGAAGGCAGGGATTGTCTCCCCAGTGGAAAAGTCCGCAGGAAAAACAATGGTCTATGACCGGCACCGTCTTGCAGATATCCAGCTGGCTGATCAGGAAGAGGTTCTTCATCTCCGGGGAAAATCCGACCTTCTCCAGTGACGAAGCCAGGAGCGTGTACCTGTAGGAGTCCACAGAAACGGACTCGATGACGTATTTCTGCCCGATCTGGGCAACATACGCGGCGATCAGGTCCGGCGGGATTTCCACGTTATCAACGTATGTACAGTGACCGGCTTTTACCCATTCCCTCCAGGGGGGCTTTATCATGTGCAAGTCTTTGCTGTGAGAGCATATGAACGCATGGTTCAGGTCGTAACGTTCTTCGTCCTGGCGGAAGTGCACATTGACGCCTACCCAGTCCGATGTCTTCGCGTAGTCGATCCCGACTGTACAGGTCCATCCCGTAAGGTCCGGGATCTCCTTGTTCGTCTGCTCGATCAGGGACCAGTCCGCGGCCGCTGCCTCTGTCGACCTGGGAACCAGATTCATGCGCTTGCTGACGAATGATGTCAGGCTCTCCGGGTTCCTTTTCCACTTCCTGTACTCTTTCCGTGTCTCCGCCATCAGGTGAGGCATGGCCGGCAGGGACGGGTTCGCCTTCTGCCAGCATTCCTCGTCATCGATCTCTTTCTCAGAGTCGAGACGGCATATAAAAGGCAGAAAGCCGTCGTCCGGATCGTTCCGGAAGAGGATGCCTTCTGCCGTTTCAATGAGATCATCCAGGACCCCGTCCCGGACATCTCCGTTTGTCGTGTAATAAGAGATACGCGGGTGGGCTTTCTTGCCCAGGCCCGTCGTGAATATGTTTACATTGTCGTAATTTTCATATTGATGCACCTCATTGAAGATTACGATCCCGGACCGCAGTCCGTCCTTTCCTTTCGGGTTGTTGGTCCTGCCTTTTATCTCCGCGCCGTTCAGCTTGCTCTTCGCTCCCTGCAGCGTCCAGTGATAAAAGCGCTTCAGCTTCTTGATATGCTTCGGGTTCTCCCAGAAGCCGATCATGTCCTTGACCGGACGGGTTGCCTGTTCCTCGTTGTTTCCGCAAATGTCCACATTGTATTCCCGTACAGTGTTGTACGGGGATGACAGGCAGAACGTCTCCGCGGCGATCATGCCGTCTTTCCCGGCCCCTCTGCCTGTCAGGACCAGCATGTCCGGCCAGCGCGGCTCTCCGGATCCTTTCCAGTAGGTGCAGTCATGCAGGATCAGCACGAACTTTTCCCAGGGCAACAGCTTCCAGGGAAAATACTTGTCGATCAGGCCCAGGTAATTCTCCGCCTGGGCCTCGTCTACGTAGATTTCTTCTTCCCGGAAACACTTCCGGACCAGAGCTGCCAGCGCGATCTGGTCCCGGCATACTCCAACGCCTTTCTCAATGTGCCGGAGGTATTCCTCGATGTACTTAGAGCAGGCCACCGTCTCCGGATCCGTCGCTGATCGTCTGGTCCTTCAGGCCTGTGATGATCTTCATGAGTGTGCTGGCTGTCATGTTGGCCATGGATACAGATTTGTTGTACTCCTTCAGGGCCGGATTGATATACTGGTTCGGCTTGTCCTTCACATAGGTCTTCTCTACGATGACCCCTTCCTCCTGTATCTTCTGGGTCAGTTCGTCCAGGATCTGCAGGAGCTGTTCGTACCGGTCGAAGGTCGTCAGGAACAGAAAATTCTGTTCGACTCCTGCGTCTTTGGCCATCTCGCGCAGACGATCAGCCTGATTTTTAAGCCTGTTTTTAAATTCTTTTTCAGCTTTTTTTGATCGTCTCGCTTTCATGGCATTAATTCGAAAAAAATTTTTTGACTCCTAAAAATTGTTCTCCAAAAAATACAATAACGCGCAAAAAAAATAAAAAAGCGTGTATCCCCCCCGTTGTCCGCCCCCTTAAATCAAAAAGGGGAATAGGGTACCGGGGGGTATCCTGCGGCCGGTCACCAGCGTTCTGTGTTGGTGTACCCCTGCCTGCGGTCAGAAACATTTTTATTTTTCTCCGGATGCTCCTTGTTGTGGCAGGCTTTGCAGATCGTGATGAGCTGCCTCTGCCTGCTGCCGGCGCTGTCCGTGTAGAACTCTGACAGGGCGAGCTCCGGATAATCGGTCACGTGCATGACATGATGGACAGTCTGCAGCTTCACCATCCTGCCATGTATAACTTCGTACCTGGTCACTATCCCGGACCGCTTGCACACCTGGCATTCATAGTGATCCTGCTGCAGGATCTTCCGCTTCAGGTCTTTCCATGCTTTGCTCTTATAGAATTTCCAGAGCTGGTCCTCTGCCTGCAGGCTCCGGATCCAGGATGCTAACTCTGTGCCCGTCATATCGTCCCATGCAAAAGGGCCGCCCGATCTGGCGGCCCTGTGCGTATTCTCCTGTCTGCACTATATCACATCTCATCCGGACATCGGCGGACATGTTTTCCTGTCGGCCGCTTCCAGTTTCTCCAGCGCCTGGTCGTGTAACCGGCGTATCTGCTTCTCTGAATAGTTCATCCTGGCGGCGATGGCCCTGAACGTGACCGGCTTGGTACTCATGTAGTACAGCTGCAGGATAAGTCTCTCCTGCGGTGATTCCAGCGACTTGATCAGCTGGAGCACTTGCTCCTGCTGCCGGATCAGTTCCAGCTTGTATTTCTGGATCTCTCTGTCCAGCTTCATGTTCTCCTGTACGATCCTGTCGATCAGGTCCCCGCTCCCGGATGTCTGCACGACGCTCTTGTCATATCTGACTCCCTTGGGCAGGAGCTTCTCCCGGTTGGTCTGCTGCAATTCCTCCAGTTCCTGGATCATGTCCCGGTTCCAGCGGATGCTGCTGAGTATCAGCTTGATGTTCAACACTCCTCCTTTCGGTGTCAGATTCTGACACCGTTATGTGAAAGGCAGTTCCTCGTCCATGCCGTCCGGTATAGACATAAAGCCATCATCCTGTGCCTGGCTGTCCGGCTGACTGCTGCCGGCCTGCTGTCTCCCGCCTCCTTTGCTCTCCGCGAATTCCTGCTGGTCGACGTACACGTTCGTGGTGTAGATCTTCCGGCCTTCCTTGTTCGTGTAGCTCCCGGTCTTCACCCGGCCCCGCACAGCGATCTTTGTCCCTTTCCGCAGATACTTCTCCGCGAACTCTCCCAGCTTCCCGAACGCGATGCAGTTGATATAATCAGTGTCTTCCTTGCCGTTCTGATAATATCCAATGGCCAGTGTATAACCGGCTATGCAGAGCTCCTTTCCGTTCGACTGTCTGTACCTGACGTCCGGGTCTTTTGTCAGGCGGCCGATTCCTACAAACAAATTCATCAGACTTCCTCCGTGGTTACTTTCCGTGAGATCTTCCTCACCTTTATCTTTCCTTTGGCCGTGGCCTTCACGATCAGCTGCAGGGTATCGGTCGCCATGGTCAGGGACTTCAGCCTGCCGTCCGTGATCAGGTCTACGGCCAGCTCCATGATCTCCCTCTGTTTGTCCTGCTCATTCTCTACCAGGGTCCTGATCTTGTCGTAGGCGTTCTCCCTCTGGTACTTGCGGGCTGTGTATTCTACCGCCTCCGTACAGCTGCAGCCTTCTGTCGCGAACTCGTCGATGGTCTCAGAATCCCAGCTGATCAGCGAGGGCAGCGTCTGGGTCTGCCCGCAGAACCTGCAGGTCCCCGTCCTCATCGTCACCTCTGACTGCGGCGCATTGTTCACTAAGTCCTTCAGCATTTTTCCTATCCCTCCTGAAATTGTATCTTCGTGACGGCCTTCCCTCCCTGTGCCCTTCCGGATCCGGAATGTGCCTGGACCTTGTCGGCGGCAGGAGAGGGACCGGCAGCTTTAACGGGTCTCTTTTTAATCTCATTGTTCCACCTCCAGCGACAGGTCGAGTATCTGATACCCTTCCTCCAGTGCGGAACTGTCCGTGTCGTTTGTGAACCATGTGACCACCATGTTCCTGGACAGTCCTGTAAAGAACCCGGCGCTGAATGCCTGGACAACGATCTCCTGCCCGATACGCGGCCGGTTCTTTTCTTTTCGCTTCTCGATCAGCAGATGCTGCCTGCCTTCCGCTATTCTGTTAAATTCTTCCATGGTCACCCGGACATAGCGCAGATCCTGCAGCTCTTTCTCCTGCTGGTCTCCCGCTGCCGGCTCCGGCTTCTTCTGTTCCTTCTCGATCTCTGCCAGTTTCTTTTTTGTCTCCCGGTCTATCTTCTCCTGGGCCTCATCGTATTTCTGCTGTTCGGTCTTCCTGGCTTCCCTGCGGTCTACGTAGGTGTTGCAGGATGTGCAGACTGAATTCCGTGCAGTGCAGTCCTCGTAGCGGTCACAGCTGTAGCAGAGGGAAGTGATCTTCTCCGGCTCCGGGTCTTTGTATTCTTCGGTGTCAGATTCTGACACCGGTTCGGACTGCAGGAGAGCTTTCGCCCGGTTGATGAAGCTGATCCATGTGATCTTCTTTGAATCATTTATCTTCAGTCCCTTCGGGTCGCACTCATATGACAGGTCGCCGCCACTTTTTCCAGCGTATGTCTTCGCCAGCTGCCGGCATTCATCTTCGAATCTCCCTTCGATTCCTATGATTATGTCCAGATCTGTGTCTTGGCAGAATGCCAGGATATCCTCGTCCGAAGGTTCTGCCTTGACCGCTGCCGCCTTTACCTCTTTGTAGCTCACGGATCCGGTCTTCTGGTACTGCTTGTAGACCTCGGCCTGCTGCTGTTCCGACATTTTACTGAGCTCGTAGGCCGCCGATATGGTCAGCTGGTCCTGACGTATGACCTCCCGGAATTCCGGGATCAGGTGGTTATTGATCGCTTCCAGATTCGCGATGTTCGTAGGCGACTTCTGCATCATGTCGGCCACGATATTCCGGAGCCGGCCTGTTGTCAGGTCATAGCCTTTTATCTTCCTGCCGGATGTCTTGATCTTCTGCAGGGATTCTTTCAGGCGGGTGTATTCCTCGATGGTATCGTTCAGGGATTTGTCTCTGTAGCTGTTGGCGATGATGATCGAGATCTGTTCCTCGTCCGGATCCATGGAGGCTTCCACTTTGCATGTCGCAACAGCGAATTCCTCATGGCCATCTGCTACCAGTTTCTTCAGGGCCTTCCAGCGCCGCTCTCCTGCGATGATCTTGTACTCTCCCTGGTCGCATGGTTCGTACACAAGGACCAGCGGCTGCAGGAGCCCTTCCATCAGGATCTCGCCTGCCAGTTCTTCAATCCCCTTGTCCGTCTTGTAAAAGTTCTTCGGGTTCCTGTACATCCTGTCGATCGGGATGTCCTTCGTTTTGAATTTCGCCTGCGGTCTCTCTGTCATGGCTGACCTCCTTGTCTATCATCTGCTGTTCTGCGGTCCTGAATCCCATCACCGGCCGGACACCATCCAGCTGCCGCCGTCTTCCGTAATAACCGGACAGGCCTTTGTAATCATCCAGCTCTATCCTGCGGATCTTCATGCCTCCCTCTACCAGTTTGTTCCGGAGCCGGATCAGGTCTTTGATATAGCGCCGCGCGTATCCATCTCCATGCGGCTCGTCTACAATCATCCATGCGTTTGAGGGCGATATCCGCAGGGGCTTCATCGTATCCAGCAGGGTCTTCAGCTTGTGGGCCGTGGTCCTTCCGTTCCGCCTTCCGCCCAGATACATGGGCGTGTCGCAGAGGATGTATTCCCGCTGCCATTTCGTCAACTCTATCCCCATGATTGTCTGGGCCTGCAGGAGCCTCTGCATGTTGGTCTCCAGCTCCTTGCCGCGGAGCTTGTCCATGGCCAGATTCACGATTTCCGCCGCATGAAAGTCAGACATGCGCGCCGGATGCAGAGTGTAGACGTATGAGTAGCCGGTCTGTGTGTCCAGGATCGTCAGCTGTGATATCCCGTCCCCGCTGATCTGGCTGATCTGAGCAGTCACTCCCGGCTTGCCGTTTATGGCATCAATCACTGCTTCCCATATTCCCATTATTGTCTTCCTCCAATATGCTCTTGATGATCGTCCTCATGCAGGTCGAACAGTAATGCCGGTGCCTCTGTTCCTGCATGGTCTCTGTCTCCCAGGTATAGGCTTCTTCCTCTGTGTCCCTGTAAACTGCCTTGGGTATGATCTTGTAGATCTTACTGCTGTGGATATCTTCCCCACATCGGTCACAGATGTATTTGATCTCACGCATCTTCCTTCTCCTTCTCAATCAGCTCCATAAAAAAGCTGTGAATCTGGCTGGACAGCTCGCTCAGATTATCGGCGGCCGAAATCCCCGCTTTTGAATTGATCGTCTCAACGACTCCCTCAGCGAATCCGATCATGTGCTGCCAGTTGCTCAGAGTGTCGATTAACTCCATCTGCTTTTCGCTCATCCTGTCCTCCTTCTTTTCCTGAGCGGTGCTATCTGCACGTTCCCACTGGCTGCCATTTCTGCAGTCACAGCATGGGTATTGCGTCATGTTCAAATTAAAATTTTTGCATTCACTGCATCTTTTCTCGTTCATTCCGGCGCTCCTTCCTGTTCCTCCGCTGTGTCCCATGTATAGGCTCGTTCCGCAGGACGGGCAATAATATCGGCTATTCTGCTGATAGCATCCGTAAGAACATCTGCAACTCTGCGGTTTGCCGCAAGGTCTTCTGCCGATGCCTCGATTTCTGTGATTGTGATTTTCATTCCTTCTTTCCTCCCTGATATGGTTCTGGTAAGGGCATCCATGCAACAACTTTCCAGTATGCCATTCTGCCTGTAAGCGTCCACGACTTCGACCGTCGATGATAAGGTGCGGACGTTGTTCTTTTACCAGTTCCATCAAATACCGTAACCAAATACTTTCTGCTCTCTTTCGGCAACCTCTCACTGCATGGAATCCACTTCCCGACATTTGTGTCAGGAACATAAGCTTCAAGGGCCTCGACCGCCAGCTTATACATCTTCTTTGCTCCTGCCATTGTGACCGGGCGAGCCTTCATCCATTCGGCGGCCTGCTGTCTTTCTTCATTGGTCACATGCTTCACCCCTTTCAGCCTTGTACGGTTCCGGCAGAGGCATCCATGCTATAGGCTTTGCGCCCTTATAAAGCACTTTCATTCTCTGTTCATCTGAACGACTTAACCTGCCGTTTTGGAAACTAATATGGTCTGCAAATCGCTGACCATCTGGAGCTTCGAAAGTAACATAAACCTCATCCGATATTGTCGTACCGAAGCTTTTTGTTCCGATCCATTCATGTTCTTCTGGCATACGGTCACTACATGGAATCCACCGCTGTTCTGCCTGTTTGCTGACTAAGTTCGTGCCAACCTCTGCCAAGTTCGTGCCAAGCTGTACTGTCGGCTCTTCCTCGATCATCACTTTGAACTTTTCACGTTCATCCACCTGAGTTGAGTATCTTGTATATGTCGGATTATGGAATATTGGATAAGTTATATAGTCAGGAGTTTCAACGGCTCTGTCTAATGCAAGTTTTCTAATTTCCCGTACCTTCTCAAGCAGAACGTCTGCATCAATCAGTCTCATTTCTGCTCTCCTTCCTCTGCCTGCTGCCGGCCTGCCTTTATCCTTTGGACCCATCTGGCCATCTTGTTCTCCCGGATCCGTGCTACCCTTTGCCCGTCGTAAAGTTCTGTGCTCGCTATCAGGACCAGAATGTTGTCTACGTCAGCTATCTCCTCCAACAGGTCACTGATCAGCTGCGTCCTGCTCTTTACCGGCACATTCTCGCCTCGAAGATATCTGGCCAGCTTCAGCGCTGCCTGTGCCAGTTCTGCACACTCTTCCGCAAGCTGCTCAAGAAGTGCCGGTACACCTATCTGCTTGATGATATCCATGCATCCTCCTTTCTGCCTGTCACTTAATCATTCCTATGATCTTCTCGATCGCCGTGATCCGCGGCGCGAGGATCCAGTTGGTCATGTCGATGGCGGACGTCACAAATACCACGAAGATGATCAATCCCGGGATCGAGAACAGAAGGCTCATCAAGAGAAAATCTTCATCATCCATGAGGTCTTCGCTCTGTTTGATCGCATGCCGGTACGCGAGCGCCAGCGCCGCCATCAGCACGGCCGTACTTACCATCATGATCAAGTTACCGGCGATCTCCCGCCTGGCCATCTCTGCCACAAGGCCGCTTACTGTTGTCCCATATTTCTCTGCCAGCATTTCCAGCGTTTCCTGTATCTTCTCAGTCAATTCTCTTCCTCCTTGTAGAACGGGCAATTGTATCTGACCAGCTGCTCCAGTACAGCCGGCACGCCGATATGGTCTATGATGTCATTCATCTCTGTCCTCCTCTCGCCTTTTCGTTCGCCCTGTTGATATACTCGTCGCATACCGCTATCAGGTGATAATATGTCCCGCTTGTCGCTTCCTCAATCATCTGGTCTACCAGATTCTGCAGGCCTTCAGCCTCCAGGGCTTGCTTTGTGTATCCCATTATGGCGTATGCGTTACCATTGACGCCTATCAGGCTGTATTTCATCTTTCCTCCGTTATCTCCCAGACATCCACGGCCTCCAGCTCCCGGAGCTTCTTCTCCCCGTTATCCATGATCTGATTCAATGCCTCATTCAGGATGTCGAGCAGCTCGGTGATCCCCTTCGGCACTCTTACTTCCTGCAGATCCATATGCGGATCCCGCATGATCTTTACCGCCTCTTCAAGGCTGATATATTTCACTTTCGATCCGGCCAACCTTATGCCTCCTTCGGCTTCAAACACTCGTCCATGTTTACCCTGGTCTCATACCGGCACTGCTGCATGGCCAGCTCATAGGAAAAAAGGTTCTCCTGCTCGACTTCCAGCATCCTCTGGTATGTCTCAGCTATCTTGTTTTCATCGAATCCGCACTTCCGCTTCAATGCCAGAAGGATGCAGGCCGTGACCTGGGCCGGGATCCATTTCCGCTGCTGGTTCCGCATATAGATCCATTGCGGCACTGTCATATGGCCCATCTCTATCCTGGCGTTCAGGAAGGCCAGGTCCTTCCAGCTCTTCCCGTCCCCGGTCTGGAGCTCGACGCCTGCCTCTTCATCCAGCATCTGGATCATGGACTTCTGGTTCGTTGCCGCGCACTCGTTCCATACCTCACGTGTCATGTCCATCAGCTTCACGATCCCGTGCTTCTCCCAGTTATAGGCCCTCTTCAGTGCGATTGCCGTGGACGCATAGATCAGTTTGGCCTGTTCAATGAGATACTCGTCGTTCTGTCTCTCAATCTTCAGTAGCTCTTTTACCCGCATCTGTGTCCTCCTGTTCGATCACTGATATCTTTCCCCAGCAGTCAGGTCTCTCCTGCTGGCGCTGGTCCAGATAGTCCGCTGCTTCTTCCATGGTGTCCATCATGGTCTCGCCTACCAGATCGTCTTTTTCTGTGTAGATCTTCACCAGGTACTTGTTCACTGTTCCTCCTCTGCTTCTTCATCCCATTCCATATTGCTGATATAGTCTCTGATCTCTGCCAGCTTCCGGCCGGCTCCGGCTTCTACGTCGAATGTCGCCGTGTTCCGTGTACAGAAGATGAAGGCTACCCCGCTTTCCTCACACAGATTCCGCACCTTGTCGTGCAGGGTCCTGTCCAGGGCGCTCATGAATCCTTCTCCGCTGCGAACAGTGCCGCGGCCAGAAAGCCGACCAGGCCGCCCAGTACCAGGCCCCCTAAAAATGCTGTTGTTGTTGTCATTTCATCCTCCTCAGTAGATATAATTCTTTCCGATCAGCGCTATGAACTCTTCCCGCGAATGGCTGCGCTCATATACCCGTTGGCATGCCTTCTGGATCAGTTCCATATAGCGATTGTTCTCGTGGACCGCTTCCTTGCCTTCCCTGTGATGCTTCACGCACAGGTACACCACGAAGCCGTTCTCTTCACTGATCTTCCGGTTCGGGCCGTCGTATATATGGTGCTTCTCGATATATCGGTGCTTATTGTAGTTGTTGTCCACCAGCTGACAGAGATAGCAGCGTTTGTCTTTCTTCTGGATAATGCTGTCGGGATGACGCATCCTCCTGGGCTTCTTCTTTTCTTTCGGGAATAACAAATCTGACATTTTAACTCCTAAAATTGACGCTTTTTCTTCAAAAGCCGACATTATTTCGCAAATATGGGCATTTTTGCCCCTGCATCTGGCACATTCTTCCTCAGATACTCAGTATCATCCGCGTGATCAGCGCGAAGGACACAATCGTCAATATCCAAAAATCAGCTTTCATGATCTGGTCCTCTCTTTCTGTGCATCCGTCCTGTGATATAAAACATCTTGTTGACATCGTTGAACCTGATGGAGAACCGGCTGAAGATGTAATCCGGGTACCAGATCCGGAGGAATTCCTCTATCTTGTCATGATCCCGGATCATGTCCTTCACGTACCGCTCCACCGGTCTGTACAGTCCCCGGTCTCCCAGGGACCGCTTATTGTGCACCTTCTTGATGTCCGGGTCCTTCAGGTTCCCTTTCGAACTGTTCCATCTCCTTTCTCCGGGTATCCGGTTCTTCGGCAGGGCGATGTAGTTGGCCAGTCCTGACAGGCCGTCCTCATCAGGCTCCGCCGGCTGGAAGTCGTTCCGGCCTCCATGCTTCCAGCAGCTGTTCACGATCTGCCAGTCCAGCATGCCGTCCATCACCATGTGGTGATGCCACCTGATTCCCATGCCCGGATTGTATGCTGTTACATAGACATACTTCGCGTTCGGCAGGCCGCGCTTCTTTCGCTGGTAGTTCACCCGCCGCAGGAAGCCCCGGAAGATCTTGATGGCCGCATCGATGTCCCCGTCCGGCGGGGCCTTGTCATCTGAGTAGGTCAGCGTGATCCACAGGTCCCCTTTCCCGAAGTTGGCATTGATCAGGCGCTCCAGCCGCTTCCTGGCGTTCCGGTCGTTCAGGTTCCTCTGGGTGTTGCTGTTGTCCTTCACGATCCGCTGCCCTTCGGCAGGGACGTCCGACATCTTCCCGAACTCCGGATACATCTCGACCTCCAGCTGGTCCCCGGCCCTGATCTCCTTCAGGGCGTACCCATGGCGGCCCTGCGTCCTGGTGATCATCTCCGCGAACCATTCTCCCCACATCTCGATGTGCTGGTTGTAGGCCGCTTCATAGTCGTAGTCGATATATCTGGTTTTTCTCTTCCGTCTCCGTTTCCCGTCTGACACCGGTCCGTCCTCTTTTCGTTTCGACAACTTGTTAATATCGATTAGAACCCTGCTAAAAAGGCTCTTTTCCTATAAATTCGGGAAAATCCGGCCTTTTCGGTCTTGCTCATTGGTGTCAGATTCTGTATCATGAAAATCAGTTCGGAAGACTTTCAAGAAAAGGTGAGCCGGTACTCATAATCGAGTGCCGGCTCACCTTTTTACCCTTCTGACATCTTCCGCAGGATCCGGAGGATCTCGTCCGTGTCCTTTCCTGCGTCTTTAAGGATCTTGCGCAGCTCTGCGTCCTTGTCGTTGAATTTTTTCACCAGGTTCAATACTGTCGTGTAATCCTTCCTGTCCTGCTCCAGGGCCTTCTCGTAGGCCCTTACCTTCTTGTCCAGGGCGTCATATGATTTCTTCCAGTCCTCTTCCGAATCGAACCTGAATGTCTGGGGCTTCGAGAAACCATCCAGCCAGACGCGGATGAACTTCTTCCCGGCGTCCTCTCCGATGAAGATTGCCTTTACGTCCCCCGGACGGAACTGGAATCCCGCGATATCAATCATTTTCGTCATCCTCATCTACGTAGACCATGAAGTCCACGAACAGGATGAACAGGCATGCTCCGATGATCACCGCAGGGATCAGAAGCGTCATTTTGTCCATTTTTACCCCCCTCTCATAAACAAAGAATTCTCCTAATGTGTCCCGGATCTTCAGGACCTTCCTGTCGTCACATGTGATCAGGAACTTCCTTCCGTTCCCCGTCTGGCCGAGCGTGCAGTTGATCGACCGCTGTCCCTTCGGGCTGAAGACTTCCAGCATTACCGGAGTCTCCGGCGGCATTTCCATCAGCTGTTTGGCTGTTACCTGTTTGAATGCCATTTCTCAATTCCTCCTGTAGTCTTGCGTACCACTCGCGCAGCTCCGGGCCTGTCGGCTGGAAATCCGCGCAGCGATATCCCCTGTCATGCTCCAGGCATCGATAAGCGGCAGCGCAGTTCCTGCAGCTTCCTTTCGCGCTCTCTGGCGGCTTTCTCTTTGTCGACACTGTCCTGGATCTCCTTTACAGTCCTGAATGCTTCTGCAGCCGCTTCCCGGACTTTCTTCATATTGCCGTACAGGCGATTCATCTCCCTGCGCGGCTTCCATTCCAGGCCTGTCTGCAGGTCGTACAGGTTCAGGTCGGAATGGATCCGGCCTACAAGCTCATAGCCTTCCTTCCGTTTGTCCTGGATCCGTTCGAGGCCTGTGTTCGTTTCAGCGATCAGGTCGATATGTCCGTCAGTGCTCTGAAGCATTGCGTAATACATTGCTTCTCCTCCTTTCTATAAGTTTTGATAGCCTCCGGCCGGATTCGAACCGGCATACGGTCGGGGCTTGTTTGACCGTGCTCTGCCGTTGAGCTACGGAGGCTGTCGGATCCGGGCCCTTTTTGCACCCAGACGGGCCAGAATCCTAATATGGTCATGGCATGGGTCTTTCGTGTTTGTCTCCAGTCTTAGGATTGCTGTTCTCTTATTGCCCACGCTCGCATATTTGTTATCTGATCACGTAGATCACTGTTCCCCGGCCGCAGTGCTTATAGATCCAGTCGGCCATAGCGTTTTCGGTCCTTATGCAGGCCGGGGAGTTATGGGCACCCAATTTGCCGCCCATGAGGTACATCCGGTCGTATTTATACCGGGCGTACATGTGGTATGTAAGGGAATGGATGCCCCAGCCTTCCCAGGTCATGGAGCAGCTCCAGTACTGCCACCGTTTCCCTTCCTTGTTCTTGTAGACCAGGCGGTCTGTCTTCCAGCTGATCCGGTGCTGTCCTGCCGGGGTCTTAGTGGTCTTCGTGCCGGGTATGTTTGCAGCAGATGAACATGGCGCTGCTTTTACCAGCTTCCGCTTTCCCTGCTTGCCCTTGTAGGCAAACAGGCACATGTGTCCATATCTCAGGTCAGCTATGATGGCATAATCCGTCCTGCTGGATATCGACTTGCCCTTCTTCT